TAACCTCATATAATGCCAATATGGTATCTAATGAGGTATTCATCGATTCCGCCACGTTGAGGGAGAACGTGGTGTCTCTCGCACGCAATATTGGATATGTCCCTAGGTCTAGAAAATCTGCTTGTGCTCGAATTACCTTTGAAGTAGATGTTAGTAATACGAGTGCTGTTACTGTAACTCTTAAGGCTGGAGCTGTTACTACATCTAGATCAACCGGTGTGAATAGAACTCGTAACTTTATATTCTCAATTCCTAATGATATCACCGTTCCAGTGAAATCTGATGGTAAAGCCACATTTAGTGAAATCAAGATTTACGAAGGAACATATGTAAATCAAACATTCACCGTCGATAGTAATAACCCCACTCAAAAGTTTATCCTACCAAATTCTGGTATTGACACAGATCTGATCTCTGTGATTGTCAGAGATACTGCAGGATCAACCGTATCAAGAAAATTTGATATGTTTGAGAGTCTTTTTGATGTCACCAAATCTACCAGAGCATTCTTCCTTCAAGAGATTAGTCAGGAAAGATATGAACTCTTGTTCGGTGATGGAATTTTTGGTGTAAAACTTGAGAATAGTAACTTTGTTGAGGCAAGTTACATCACCTGTAATGGTGCTGAAGCTAATAATATCTCAAACTTTAACTTTATTGGTAACCTTGTAAGTAATAACGGAGCAACAATTAGTTCTGGTGTATCGGTTATTACGACTGATGAGACATCGGGTGGTGGTAAGGCAATTGAATCTGTTGAGTCTGTTAAAAAGTATGCACCACAAATTTACGCATCACAGAATAGAGCAGTGACTGCAGCAGACTATGAGGCATTGATTCCTCAAGTCTATCCTGAAGCTGAGTCGGTATCTGCATTCGGTGGTGAAGATCTTACACCTCCACAGTTTGGTAAAGTGTTTGTAAGTATCAAACCATTCAACGGTGTATTCCTCTCCAGTGCCATTAAACAGAATCTACAACAGGAGATTAAGAAATACTCCGTAGCCGGTATTAGAGCGGAGATTATCGACCTTAAGTATCTGTATGTTGAAGCTGACTGCGAAACTTATTACAACACTAACCAGGCTCCATCACCATCTTTTGTACAAAGTGTGGTTCTGAATAATATTACCAACTATGCAGACTCTTCAGATCTGAATCAGTTTGGTGCTAGATTCAAATACTCCAAGTTTCAGAAGATTGTAGATAGTAGTCATGAATCGGTTTGTTCAAATATTACAACCATTCAGATGAGAAGGGACATGACAGCAAAACTAAACCAGTTTGCTGAGTATGAGTTATGTTTTGGTAATCAGTTCCATGTTAAGAACCACGGTCACTCAGCAGTGTTCCAAGGCAATCTACTCGGATATAACATCAGATCTAGTGGTTTCACTGTAAGTGGTATTAGTGGAACTGTTTATATGGGTGATAAACCGACTGGTAACCTTGATAAAGGAACTATCTTCTTGTTTAAGTTGAACTCACCAACTGAACCTATCATCGTCAAACAGAACATCGGTATTATTGATTATAAGAAGGGTGAGATCAAATTGAATCCTATCAATATTATTTCAACAGTAGTGAATAGAAATGCTCCGATTATTGAAGTTTCTGCAAATCCACTGTCAAATGATGTCATTGGACTCCAAGATCTCTTCCTTCAATTGGATGTAAATAATACAACAGTTGACGTAATTGCTGATAACATTTCTTCAGGAAATGACATCTCTGGAACCAATTATATCGTATCTTCAAGTTACGGTGTCAACAAACTGGTGAGAGGTACACCTGTCATTACAGGTAATGTTGATAGTGTACAATCTACTACCTCTACCACCACCACTGGTGTAACACAAACTACCTCTGGTATGACACAAGCCACATCCGCTAGTTCAGCCGCTAGTTCATCCTCATCAACCGTTAGCAGTTCCTCTTACTAATAGAAATATAAAATGGCAGTAGATAGAGTCAAGTTTCAGGAAATTGTATCCAGTCAAGTTCCTAGATATGTTAGAGAGGACTTTCCTCTTCTAACAAATTTTCTTGAGCAATACTACGTTTCTCAGGAGCACCAAGGTGGTCCTGTTGATATTATCAATAATATCGATCAATATGTCAAGGTAGAGGAACTTTGTAATCTAGTAACGGAAACAACACTGGATGAGGATCTGGATTATGTTGAGAGGGATGTAACTGTAAAGTCCACACTAGGATTTTCTGACACGAATGGTGTAATTAAGATTGACGATGAGATTATATTCTACGAATCGAAGACCGATACTGTATTTCAGAACTGTAGAAGAGGATTCAGTGGTATCACGACGTATATTACCACAGGCTCTCCCGATGAACTAACCTTCTCCCAGTCAGAGGTAGATGAGCATACTACAGGAACTAAAGTTCAAAACCTTAATATCCTGTTCCTTCAACAGTTTTTTACTAAACTTAAGACTCAATTTACTCCAGGTTTCCAAGACAGGAGTTTTTCTAAGGGTCTTGACGCAAGAAACTTTATTTTTAACTCTGACAGTTTCTATACTTCAAAAGGAACGGATCAATCATATGAGATTTTGTTCAGAGCATTGTATGGTGAAGATGTAGATATCATCAGACCTTCACAGTTTCTCTTAACTCCTTCTAATGCTGACTATAAGGTAACTCAAGAATTTGTTGTTGAACAATTACAGGGTGATCCACTTAAACTCAAAAATCTCACCATCTTCCAAAAAGAGACTGGAGCCCGAGGTTCTGTCACTAATGTTCAAATAATCCCTTACGATAAATTCCAATATTATCAAATTAGTATTGATGGTGTATTCACAAAAGACTCTGATATATCTGGCTCTATCTTTGGTGAGTTCAAACCAAACCCACTTACTAAACTTCTTGAAAATGTAAGTGTTGGTGCCACTGTTATTAATGTTGATTCTACTATTGACTTCCCAGAATTTGGCAATATTGTAGTTGATAATGTAGATGGAGAAGAAGTTAGTATTGCTTATAGTGGTAAGACTTCTAATCAATTCTTTAATTGTAATGTACTTGATACACTTCCCAAGAAAACTGATGTAAAATTTGATTCGTATTCTTTCGCGTACGTTGGTATTTCTACGTCTGAAGAAATTAGAGTCAGATTTACTTCCACTCTAAAGGACTTTAAAGAAGATCAACCCACATTTTTCTTCAAAAAAGAAGATACGATTCAAATCAAGTCATTGGGTCTTGAGTCAGAAGGTAAAAAGTCTAATAATTGGTTATCTAATGTTAAATCGAAGTTTAAAATTAAAGAAACTACGGTAGTTGATGTAAACAATTTTACATATCAACATGAGTTTTTCAAAGATAGTTTACTAAGAGAAGGGTATTCAGTAAGATATGAAAATTTTGATAGCACTGTCTCTATCTTGGGTGAGGTAACAAGTGTAAATTCTGCTAATAATGTTACCATTCAATATAATCAAGCAATTCCCCTAAGTGGTGTTTTCTTTATTGAAAATCAACTACTCAAAGGAGAATCTACAAGATATCCATATATCTCCAATTTTGTGGCCAATACTCAGAATATCTATGCCAAATTTAATGGTGATGTTCTTGTGGCTTCAAACTCGATCCCTAATTTCGATGGAGTTATTACTAATTCATATGACAATAAGATAACCTTCTCTGCCTCATTGTTAAGCACCAATGTATTAACACTTCCAACAAACCCCACAAGTCTACCTGATCATGGTTTCTATACCGGTGACACGGTTTATTTTGAATCAAAAGGTAATGGTTTTCAAGAAATCGCCTCTGGTAATTACTTTGTAGGTAGGGTTGACGAGAGCCGTATAAGATTTGCAAGAAGTAAAGCAGATTTGGCAAGAGGAACGTTCCTTTCATTTAATGGATCTGTTGTAGATGCATCTGTAACTCTTCTTGAAAGTTACAAAAAGAATATTGAACCACAGGGTCTATTCAGAAAAATTACCACGCCTGTAGTTAGAAAGAAAACATACGAGACAGAACCTGGAAGCACCGGAATTTTCATCAACGGTGTTGAACTTGTAAATTACAAATCTGGAAATAATGTCTTCTTTGGAGATATTCAGAGACTAACAATGACAGCTGTTGGTTCTGATTATGATATCATCGCTCCTCCTATTCTATCAATTAAGGATGAGGTAGGAACTGGTGCAACAGGTATTACTAATGTCAAAGGTTCTCTGGAAAGACTTGAGGTAACTGACACTGGTATGGGATACATTAAACCCCCCTTGATTACTATATCGGGAGGTAATGGTGTAGGTGCCGCAGCTGCAGCAAGAATGATTTCTATCAAACATGAAAATACATTTATTGCTAATTCTCCCGATGCTGTAAATCTACTCACAAATGATATCATTTTTAAAGAAGATCATAAATTTGTTGATGGTGAGGGTATTATTTACCAACCAAGGGGCTCAAAAGTTGTTGCGGGATTAACGACAGGTAGTAAGTATTATGTAAATGTTACCGGTCAAACTTCCATTCAACTTCATAATTCCAGAAGTGAAGCATTTATTGGTATTAATACAGTTGGTTTGACTGCATTTGGTAATGGTAATCAATACTTTGTTTCTGAAGATCTCAAGCAAGTTGTTTCTTCAATTGTTGTCACTAATCCTGGTGTAGGATACGAAAACAAGCAAAGAACAATTCCTACTGTGGGTGTAAATACATCCAATGATAGAGTAGAGATTGCAAACCATGGTTATAACAATAAAGATATTGTTAGATACAAGGCAGGAACACCTGCTATCTCAGGTCTTGCAGAAGATAAGAATTATTATGTTGTAAAAGTAAATGAAGATGCCTTTAAGTTGGCAGAGATTGGTACTGGTGGTGTTGATAAAGATTTCTTCTTTGATAATAACATCTGTGTTGACTTAAGAAATGTGGGAAGAGGATCTTTTAACTATCCACCAATCACTGTATTGATTCAGGGTGCTGCTGCAGTATTTGATGAGAGTTTTGTTGAAGATTTCCAAGAGCTTTATATTATTGAATCACCGATTGAAGAGGATATTATAACACCACAAAAAACACTTGCATGGACTGATACTGAAGCAGAACTTACAGATCCATATTTCGTACTTGTTAGTACAGATGCCAACTGGTTGATCAGTGATGATCCATTCATTGGAAATATTTTTCTTTACGGAGCAGAAGTTCAACCTATTTTCAGAGGTAGTATTGAGTCAATCGATCTTACTAATGGTGGAGTTGGTTATGGATCTTCCGAAATTCTTGATTTCCAGAGACAGCCTGAAATTTCATTTAATTCTGGTAGAGATGCCATATTGACACCTATCATCAATAATGGTCAAATTTCGGAAGTCATCGTAAATCAGGGAGGAGCTAATTTCAATGCACCACCTACACTTGAGGTAATAAGTGAGACCGGTAAATTTGCAGTTCTGATTGCACAAGTTGAAAATAACGAAATTTCTAACGTCATTGTGAGGAAGGGTGGTGCAGGTTACGAATCAGGTAAAGTAACAATCAATGTTATTCCTGCTGGTAAAAATGCAAGAGTCATTGCAAACATTAAAGCATGGAACGTCAATCTATTTGAGAGAAAATTTGCAAATATTCTTGAGGATGATTGTCTGATCACGGAAAATATTGATGGTAAATCTCTTCAATTCAGTTCTCTGTATGCTCAACGTCCACTTAGAAGAAATTCTAATACTTTAAGTGGTTTTGGAAAGAATAATGTCAAATATGGATTCTTTGATATTACTTTAAACACTAATAATGAAGAAATTGACAATTCATTCCACTCACCAATCTTAGGTTGGGCTTATGATGGAAACCCAATTTACGGACCATATGGATTCGGCAATATTGACGGAAGTGGTAGTATTCGTAGAATGGAAAGTGGTTATAAACTTGTCACAACTGCCATTAACAGACCAGATTACACTACATTCCCCAATGGATTCTTTGTCAATGATTATATTTTTACTGGTGACGGTGATCTCGATGAATCAAATGGTAGATTCTGTGTTACACCTGACTTCCCTAATGGAGTTTATGCATATTTCTGCACTATCTCTGATAATATCGATGCATCAGGTCCATTCAACAAATTTAGAAGACCAGTATTCCCTTATGTGATTGGTAATGAATATAAATCCGTCCCAAATCCATTCAACTTTAAATCTGCGTCTAATCAGAGAGAATATGATGTAGTTGGTGATTCATGGTTTAGAAATACCAAGTTCTATTATACCACTGGTGGGGATGCTGGTTACGATTACATTTATAACTCAGATTTGGAGAGAAACCAATCAATCGATGTTACTGCAACAACAACTGGTTCTGTTGATTCTGTGGAAGTTCTTGATCCAGGAACTGATTACGCCGTAAATGATAGAGTTGTATTTAATTCAGAAGGAACATTTGGAAGAAATGTAAGATACAAGGTTTCTGAACTTAAAGGTAAGTCAGTTAATAATGTCTCACTTGCAACTACCTTTATTGAAAACGTTGAATTTGGAAGTGGCAATAATCCTAATAACTTTATTGGATTTACGTCAGCACCTCACAACTTCCTCCCCAGAGATACTGTCTTTATCGATAATCTCTCAGAATACTATAAGGGATTTGACGGAGCATACACAGTTGGAGTATCGAGTGAGAGGTGGTATGTTTCTGTAGGTATTCAAACACAAGCTGTTACGGGTATTCAGACATACATCTATGTTTCTGGTACTCTTGATGAACAAGTTATCAGAGCCAATGATATTCTCAGAATTGAGAATGAAAAACTAAAGGTTCTTAATATTGATAAGGATTCTGGAAGAATCAGAGTTCTAAGAGGAGTTGACGGAACTCTTGGTGTAGCACACTCTGCAGGTATTGTAGTAAGAGATGATCCTAGAAAAATTAAATTTACATCTACCGGTATCACTACCAATAGATTGTTTAAGATTAATAGACAATTCTACTTTAAACCTGATGAGGCTGTAGGTGTCGGTACAGCCGATGTGGTAATGTTCTCTGGTATTACTACAGTCACATTCTCCAATCCTGGTATTGGATTGACGATGTTGAATCTGGGTCAACAACAGATTTACATTCCCAATCATAAGTTGGCACTTAATACTCCAATGAAGTATTTCCCCAATAGTGGAACTTCTATTGAAGTTTGGAGTGGAGTAGAAAATACACCAAAATATGATCTTACTGAAACCAGAAATGTATTTGCTGTACCACTATCAGACAATATAATTGGAATAGCAACACAGAGGGTTGGTATTAATTCCAATGGTGTATTCGTCGGTATTGATTCAAATGCTGGTGGATTGTTGTATTTTAGTAATGCAACAGGTGTTGGTAGCTATCATAGTTTCAATACCAATATCCCCAGTGTGTTGACAGGTAGAGTGTCACAAAATGTCGTTACTGTAGCCACCGCACAGACACATGGAATTAATCGTGGTGATAGAATTACGATTGATGTCAATCCAACAACAACACATACTATTAAAGTCAAGTATGATGATTTTAATAGAAGAATTGTATTTGATCCTGATGTAGTAGATGCAACCGGCATCAATACAATTGCCAATACTTTCAATGTTCCTACAAATAAGTATTTTACAGGTGATAAGGTCATCTATACGTCAGATAATCCATCTGTCAACATGACATCATCTGATATGTACTTTGTGTATAATCTTAAGAATGATGTTATTAAACTGGTTAGGAATAAGAGCGAACTTAATAGTGAGAATCCTACATTTGTTAATGTAGGTAGTGCCAACACTGCTACTTTGGCCCGTATCAACCCACAGGTCGAAATTCAGAAGAATCAAATTATCAAATTTGATTTATCAGACTCTTCTCTGGCATTTAACAATAGTGGTATTCAAACATCCGCATTTGACATGTTCCTGTATGCGGACCCACAAAAAATAAATGAGTTTTATACCACTAAAACCAATTCAACGTTTGAAGTCACTAAAAATGGTGTGATTGGTGTTGATACCAATGCTTCACTGACCCTAACAGTGAGTGATAAGATTCCTTCAGTTCTCTTCTACGGATTAGAACCAGATAATATCGATCTTCTTCCAGATGTGAAGAAACAAATTTTTGAAGATAATACGGTACCTGAAAATAATACATTGAATTTGGTTTCAAACAAATTTGATGGTTCTTTTAACGTCGTAGGTGTTACATCAGACACATTTGATTATAATATTCCTTTTGATTATGATACTATTGTATCTTATGGATCAACAAATTCCAGGATCACATATAACACATCATCATTGACAGCAATAGGTCCTATTAACAGAGTTTCCTCTGATAATAATGGTATTGGTTATAAATCACTTCCTGGATTTACTTCTATCACTAGTGCAACTGGATCTGGCGCTCTTCTTAAGCCAGGCAGTACTTCAATTGGTAATATCATTTCAACTAAGATTAATAATATTGGTTTTGGTTACCACTCTGATAAAACACTTAATGCTGTCGGAAATCTACCTTTAGTCTTAGAACTTGACCCACTTGGCAGTTTTGAATTTATTGGAATTTCATCTGGTGGTGTCAATTATAGTCAGGCACCCGATCTTGTTGTTATTGATGGATTTACTGAAAAGCAGATTACAGACTTAGATCTTAGTTATGATTTGAATGATAATACAGTAACCATCAATAGAAACACTAATTCACTTAATAATGTTTCTCCTGAGATTATTCCGGTCAATAATACTAATGGATTTAGTATTAGTTCGATTACTTATAATTCTACAACTAAAATTGTTCGTCTATTCTTCTCAAATATCTTCAGTGAAGCTAAGGATTGGCCATTCAAGGTTGGTGAGGCAGTTCTTGTAGAAAATATTGCTGTTGGTTTTGGAACAGCGGGTAAGGGTTACAACTCTGAAGATTACGATTATACACTATTTGAGGTAACCAATCTTGATAGTAATCTAGGAGGTAGTGGTTCATTTATTGAATACGATCTCACGAACCTTCTTGAAACTGGAGAATTCCCCGGAACCACAACAAACCTTGTTGCAGGTTCAGTGACTCCTAAGACATTCTTCCCGACTTTTACTACGAAGATTTCGACTAGAGACTTTGTTGCAGGTGAAGTAGTTTCAAATGATAGTGGTGTTGGTATCGTTGAGAGATATGATGGTGTCAGTGGATTTTTGTTTATCACCTCTGAGGATGATTTTGAAGTCGGATCAATTATTAGATCTGAGACAACAGGTACTGAGGCTCGTATCAATTCCTTTATTGATTTTAACTCAACAATCCAAATCGGTGTTGGTGCGACCTTCAATGCTGGGTGGCAAGATAATTCAGGAGTACTAAATGATAATCTTCAGGTTCTCCCTAATAATGAGTATTATCAAAACTTCTCATATTCACTGAAATCTAGAATTGACTATAATACATGGGATGATCCAGTAAGTTCCCTCAACCATGTTGCAGGATTCCAGAAATTTGCTGATCTTTTAATTGATAATAATGCCGTTGGTATTGTATCAGCTATTGAAACTGAAATTTCAACTGTCATTGATCTTATTGGTGAAGAAAAACTCAATTGTTTCCCAGACTACGATCTTGCCTCTGAGAGAACTATTGACATTGGTAATAATAAAGTTGTTTCAGATCAAGTAGTATTTGAAAATAGAATTCTTATTGATTATTTTGAATCCCAAGGAAACAGAGTTCTAAAAATTGATGATTTTAGTTCTTCATTCAATAGTAATCCCAGATCGACTAATTTCTCAGTAGTCACTACTTATGATGATTCTTTCACATACAATAAGATCTTTACCCTGGTACAAGATAAGGAACTTAGGAATAGAAAGCAATCCGCTATTGTTTCCATCATTCAAGATAAGAACGATGGATATGCAAGTCAATATTCAACTCTTGATACTGGTACTCCTCTTGGATTCTTTGGTCACACAAGTATCGGAACAAGTGAGTGGGGCCTTACATTTACACCAAATCTCTTTGAATTTAACAACTACGATGTTTCTACTTTCCAATTCAGTGGACTTGACAATGTAACTGGGATTGGATCTACAGCGATTGGTGATTTGGTATCTATTGCATCATCTTCTGTATTTGTACCCCTCGGTACGGAAACAACACTTCTCACGATTCCAACATCTGAAAGATCAGCAAAACTTCTTGTTCAACTTCAAGACATTCACAATAATTACTTCATGTCTGAGTTCAGTCTTCTGCATGATGGTACAAACGTAGAGATGCTGCAGTACGGTGATATTACAAATAATTCTGGAATGACCGGTCCAGATGCATTCGGAACATATAAGGCAGAAATCTCTGGTTCTAATCTGGTCTTTAGTATTGTACCTACAGTAGGAACAGCGGTCACTGCTAATGTATCTGCTGTCCTTACAAATGCTGGTACGTCTGGTGTTGGAACCGTCAGTATGGAGGTTACCAACCTATCATCATATTATAAGTCAATTGCATCTTCAGGATCACCCACTGCTAATTTGATTGCCACTTATGATAATCCATTCGCAACTGAGTACTTTGTTGTAACTGTTCATGACACAACAAATAATGAGTATGAGATGTTTGAATGTAATGTCCTAGATTCTGATAATTTCATGATCGTCAAGTATGGCGATGTTAAAACTAATGTGGGTCTTGGAACAGTTGGTGTTACTAAAACCAGTAATACAACTAATCTTGTATATACTCCAAATGCAAGTATCAATGTTGAAGTAAGAGCGTTTGGTATTGGACTCAAGAACTACGATAATATTGTTGGTATTAACTCAATATCGACTCTGAATAACAACATTCTATGGTCCAAGTTTGGCGGCTATACCGGAACTGAAAATGATAAGAAGAGAGCATTTGCTCTGACACATGACGATAATCCAATTTTCCAAAAACAATTCCTTGGAAACAGTGCATCAGTTGTTAATGTGTCAAATAATAGTATCACCATTCCAAACCACTTCTTTGTTACTGGTGAAAAATTAATCTACAGTTACGAAAATTCTGCATCATCTACTGCTAATGCTGTTGGAATCGCTACTACCTCAATCTCTGGTATTTCGACTGACAAATTACCCACGACAGTATTTGCAGTTAAGTTGAGTGATGTTAGTGTTGGGTTAGCAACAAATGCAGCTGCTGCTTTGGCAGCACCACCAACAACATTGGATATCACCTCAATTGGTATTGGAACAAACCATAAATTCACCTCAACCAATCAAAATGCAAGAGCATTGGTTGCAATTGATAACATGATTCAGGCACCTGTGACTGAAGTTGACGTGTCAACCACTCTTTCACAAGAGGTTATATTCGATGTTGAATTCACTATTAGTGGTATATCCTCATTTAAAGCCAATGATGTGATTAAGATCAACGATGAATTGATGATCATTCAGGATATCGGTGTTGGGGCAACTAATAATGTAAGAGTATTAAGAGCTCAAATGGGTACCGGTATTGGAACTCATGCAAACGGCACGACCGTAGAACTCATGGGTGGTAACTACAATATTGTTGATAATACTATTAACTTTGTAGAAGCTCCATTTGGTGCAATTCCTATCGGCACCACCACTGACGGTCCAAATAACCTTGACTACTCAGGAATTACAACATTCTCCACTTTCCAAGGAAGAACATTCATGAGAAGTGGAATTGTTGATGGATCTGAAGATACTTATGCAACAAATCTCACATTTGACAATATTCAATCAGAGTTTAATGGTCAAAAGAAAACTTATAGGTTAACCCAGAATGGAACTAACATTACAGGGTTCTCCACGAGCAATGCAATTGTTCTGAATTCAAATATTCTTCAAGAGCCACAGGGTGGTCAAAAAAATTCTGGTGATTTTAATATCACAGAAATAGCCGGTGTATCAAGTATTACCTATCTTGGTGATAGTGTCTCATCTGGTGACGATCCCAATAAGGCAACTATTCCCAGAGGTGGTATCATCGTATCTGTAGCCTCCACTCCTGGATTTGGATATCAGCCATTAGTCTCGGCTGGTGCAACTGTTAATGTTTCTGCTGCTGGAACAATCTTATCCACAGTTATCAACAATCCTGGTTCTGGTTACAGAGTCGGTGTTCAAACAGTGAATGTTGGATATGCAGTATCCGCAACAGGAATTACCACTGTTGTTAATATCGGAACAGCCACCGTTGAAAATGGAAGTATTGTAGCAATCACCACAAGCTTCATTGGCGCAAATCTTGATGATTTACATCCACCTCTTGTCATTATTGATGCACCACTTCCATATCAGAATATTCCTTTGGTTTATTCTGATGGTGTTGTTGGAACAGGAACTGGAGCAAAAGTTGATGTAACTGTTGGTCAGGGGTCAAGTGTTATTTCCTTTGATATTGTTAATAAGGGATTTGGATACAAAGAGGGTGAGATTGTCAGACCTGCTATTGGTGGAACAACTGGTATTCAAACTACCGCCACTTATGATGAATTCCAACTCACCATCGAAGATGTCTTCCGTGACAGCTTTAATGGATTTACGATTGGGGAACTTGATGTATTTGATGATCTTGGTCCACAATTTGATGGATTTAAAAAATCGTTTGATCTCACCATATCAGACAAACAGTTCTCTATTGAAGTTGCTGAAGGATCAAACATCAACATCGCACAGTGTTTGATTGTAACAATCAATGATATCCTTCAGGTTCCTAATCAGTCATATAAGTTTAATGGTGGTGCGGTGATCGAATTTACTGAGGCACCTAAGAAGGGTGACAGATCTAAGATTATTTTCTATAAGGGAACACCAGAGGTTGATGTAGTATTGAGGGATATTGTTGAGACAATTAAAATCGGTGATACCGTACAACTTAAGAACAATTCTGGTGAGGGTCAAGGATTCGGATTATTCCAAGAGTCTAGAACCGTAACAGGTATTACTACCTTGAATACAGTCAGAACTTTTGCATATGATGGACCTGGTATTACAACTAATCAAACTTTGGTTAGACCAGTCACCTGGTGTAAACAGCTTGATGATATTATCGTTAATGGTCAATTTATCACTAAGGATAGAGAAGATCAAGAACCATCCATCTTCCCTGCAGCATATCTTACAAGTTATGTTGGTATCACAAGCACCTATGCATATACAGACACCTCAAGGCCACTATTTGGTGGTAGAAATGAGACCAACCTTCTTGACTATCAAGATCGTATTACACTGATTGATCAAAGAGAATTTACATCAGCCATTGGTGTTGCAACTGTAGGTATTGG